CTGAGTAGCGACTGTCAGCTATATGTGCTTTTATACCAAAGGTAGTAGACCAACTAATACCAGAAGCACCCTGTGCTACAAGCTTAGTAGCTATTAAACCTTTAGCAACTTCATTTTGTTCAGACTCAATAAAGGCAAAGATTCTGTATTGGGCTTTCTCTCTTAAAATAACAGAAGTAAAGTTGGATGTACTACCCAAGAATTTAGTAGCATCTTTAGTAATAGGATCAGAGGCAATATCTAAACCAAAGTCACCAATACGATCAGTAGCACTTAGTAATCTAATACCGTCAGCTGCTAGGTACATAATGTCACCACCAACTTCTTGTATTGTATCTCCGTTTATACAGCCCATCTTACTTGCTATAGGTGATACTTGGAAGTCAGATGCTGTACTACCCGTTAAACGTTTTATACTATCAGACGTAAATATAATAAGTTGATCACGGAATACCACTAAACCTGTTACATCAGACGAGGCACTTATAGAACCTGCACCATCTCCTGATGCAAAGTTATCAACAGTAGAAGGGGCAGTAAAGAATACATTATTACCCTTTGCATAGAACGCTGTGTCTTTAAACACAGCTACATGCGAAGCTCCTAATACGTCTGTACTACTAGCTATTGCTGTAAGAGAATTACCAGAAGTATTATAAGTAGCAGGGTAATTGACCCCATCAACAAACAAAACCTTATCGTCACCATTTAGATTATAAAGAGCACTACGTGCCTTAGTACCTAACAAAGGTCTAGCACCCATAGAAGTCCATGAAGTACCTGTACCGTAATAATACTCTGTTACATTACTAGCGTTCTTTCTAGCAACTACAATTCTTCCAGAGCTTATAACTTTTAAAGCTAAGATAGAACCTGTGCCAGGAACTGTTGTAGTACTGTACTTTTCGTAACCTTTTATCTTAGAGTAGCCACCTTCTTTAGTGGCTTCAAAGTTCTGTAAAATAGTAGCAGAACCAACAGCATTAGTACCATGCTGCAAGGCACTCAGATTAGAGATGAGACCACCTTTAAACTCAATAGGAAATGTTTGCCACTGTGTAGCCATTAGAAATGTACTCTTGTATCTCGTAAATATTCTGTGCGATTGATATGTAAACTACGTAGTTGTTTAATACCCTGTTCAAACTTTTGTAATGCTAATTGTGCTGCTTGATTGTCACCTCTAAATTGGTAAACATAATACATAGCACCGTCTACAATCGTATGCTTATACTGTTCTGGTAAACTCGGTACATCTGTTGCGCTCTCTAGTTCAAACCCTAAACGAAAGTATTCATATACTACTTCATACTCTTTATCAGGTGCTGGGTAGAATATTAATTCCCTGCTAGGTGTTCTTACAATATGAGTGGGTGTACCAAAGTTACTTGATGAAGAGTTATACTCAGAATCAGCATGTTTGTCAAGCCATTCCTCGTATGTAAGTACTTTTAGTTTAACAGTTTTTACGTTTAAACCAGCGTTACGTTTAATACGAAATGTATTCATATTGATAGTCTTGCTATCGTGAGGCATACTATAACGTACTTCACCTACAGCAAGCACTTCTGTTTCTTCTACATGATTCCAAGGCCATTCAAATTCTTCTTGGTTTATATGTCTTATAGATGCGTTAATAGAATCCTTAGCAAAACTGTAGTAACCTGTAGCTGCAGTAAAGTTTGAAGTAGTAAGTTCTACCTCATTAAGTCTTCGGTTAATATCATTTACTAAGCTTATATAGTCATACTTCATAATTACTTCTCCCTTACACGTAGGAAGATACTACGCTCATACTGCAAACCAGACCCTGTTGTGATCCTACAGATAACTGTGTATCGTATATTGTTTGTACCTAAAGAAAATCTAGCAGTAGAAACCTTACCAGAGATTGTACCAGTAACAAACTGAAGCCCATTAACAACACCAGAGTTTTCTACTAAAGTTGTAACACCTGATGCATCTTTGATAAACCAAGTAGCTGCGGAAAGAGTATCTTCACCTAAGAATCGTGACCAATCTACACTATAATCTACAATCTCATCTTTATCTTTATCGGGCCATCTGTATGACATGTCTTATCCTTATGCTGTAATATATACAGTATTGTTTGTATATTGCTTATCAATAAACAAAGTACGCTGTGTGTTGTATTGATCCGCATAATCTGCATAAGGAAACACTACAAACGCAGGGTTTTCTAAGTTAGCAGATAATGTAGCAGATATTGAACTCAGTGTTAGTCTAGCCTGTGCATCCTCATCAGTAAAGTCAAAATTGTTTAGTGTTAAAGACACACCTGTTATTGGTGAGTTTGCTTTAGCATTAAATCCTAAAATGCCTGAGGTAGTAGCTGCAGATGTAGTACCAAACAAGGTATTAGCCTTAGCATCTAAATCTGCAAAAGTATTAATACTAAAAGAAGCCGTTACTGAAGGTAAAATTGTACTAGCTTGTGCATCTTCATCAGTAAAGTTATAGTTGTTTAAAGCTAATACTACACCTGATATAACACTGGAAGCCTGTGCATCAAAACCTAGTGTACCAGAGTTAGATGTAATTGTAGCTGAAGGTATTAACCTATTAGCTTTAGCATCTATGTCAGCAAAGGCATTAGCAGTAAAGGAAGCACTAACTGCAGTAGGAATAGTATTAGCTTTACCAAATGAACTTATAGAATTAATACTTGTAGTAGCATCTACATCTGAGATGAATGTAAAGCCCTGTGCATCAACCTCAATGTCATCAACGCTGCCTGTAGCAGACACACTGGGTATTGTTTGAACCGCCTTAGCATCATAGTCTAAAGTACCTGCGTTAAACTGTGTTAATACTCCTGGTAAGAACGAGTTTGCATTTACTGCAGTTACGCTCTGTGAAAGAGGAGTCTCTGATAAAGCTGTAAAGCCTAACATGTTATTTAACCCCTCTCAATGTTACGGGTTTATTATTATTATTCTGGTTTAGTAGGCCAAGTAATATCATTTGGGAAGCCATCTTGATTTGTAACGTCCAAAAGAGCTTGGCGATAGTTTTTCCATGCAGTCTTTTGTACATCTGATTTTGCTTCCCATTCAATAAATCTACTAGGCACTGGGTCAACTTCAGTTTCTAAAAGTTGATCTCTTATTAGCCTAACAGCGCTTTCCA